AGGTACTGAATTAGTTGGGGCAGGAAGATATTGACTTTGGTCAATGATCGTAACTTCTACGCCTGGGGATACTAGTGCCATTTTTCTTTCCTTTATTGTAAAATTATGAGGTTTACTTACCTAAAATTGCATACATTTATTTATGCAAAAAATAAAAAAACATCACAACCTTCGAAGGTATGGCAATAAATATATATTATGGAATCACTTATTAGACCCATTTGTAAGAACTGCAATAAGAATTTTTGCGCTATTAACTATAGGCGTAATGAGACTACCCACTTTCGTAGTATATGTGATGAGTGTGGTAGGAAGAAAAACAAACTTCGTCCAAGACAACCTAATTGGATTAAAAGTGGGTATAAGAAAAAACCCACATGTGATTTATGTGGGTTTAGAAGTACTTACACTTCACAAATCACCGTTTTTCACATCGACGGTAATTTAGAAAATATCGATTTGGTTAATCTTAGAAGTATATGTTTGAATTGTATAGAAGTAGTTAAGAAGAAGCAGGTAACGTGGCGTCGAGGAGACTTGATGGTCGACCATTAACCCATACGATTTTTTCAATCTTGTTATGCAGTTCAACAAGTGTACCATTGTTATCAACCACATAGTCATACGCTAGACCTACACTGCTATATTCACTAGCATGAATTCCTGCTTTCTGTAAACGGTCTCTACTCAGAGCCCAACCCATGTTATGAGGTCCAGAGTTATAAGCAATAGCGTCATCGTACCATTTAGGATCGGGACCACGTGATACTCTAACAGTAACTCCGCCTGCATTTTTAATAGCATCTAGCTCATTGATAAATCTGCAATCGGTGATGACTACATCATTTTTAGTTTGACGTAGTTGATTTTCTAAACTAGCTACCCAAATATCATTATGAAAACCATGCCTACAAACTTCTGTTCCCCAATATTGTAGAACCCAACGGGGAGTAAGATTAGGCATGTTTAATTTTTTAGCCCACCATTGATCGACTTGTTCTCTCCATACTCTGCCCTCTGGTGTAGTGCCTTCAAGTAGACTACGATCCCAACCAAAGACCGCCGCTACGGCATCTTTAAGAGATGCGGCAAAGCTTAGTTTTTTGAAACCATGCTGAGTAATAAGATATTCAGCAATCGTGTCCTTGCCAGATCCGATTAGCCCAGTGATTCCTACAATCATTTTTCAATCCCCCTGTAGATATACTTATTATACTACAAGTAGATTACGAAATAAAGTATTTAGGTTAGCCTTGATTTTTATAGAAATCTTCAAACAATTGATCTTTTGTTTTATGGCAATCAGCGCCCTTACTAGAGTTATCAATTTTTGGAATTAATCGTAAATTAGTCCAATGTCCAATTACTTCAGGTGGTATGTCATTTTTAAAGCCCTCAGCTATGCTATAGATGTGGTCTAGATGAAGGGTTTTGCTTCTCTGTAACTGATCAGGGTTTATTTTATAGAAATGTTCATACCAATTGCGATTGGTTATTAATTTGACTCTATTATAATATTCTTTAGCTAACGGTCTATCAATACCCGAATAACGATTTAGGCTTGCTGTTGAAAGTTTTTGCCGTATCATCGGAAATTTGGCTGGATTATCAACTCCGTATTTTTCCATCCAAGTTTTCCTAGCGGCTTCTAGGCTTGATTTGTAATCTCGGTTACGGTCTTCCCAAGGCTTGTGTTCTCCTTCTCGAAATCCCTTTGAAAATTTTTCATTTGCCTTGATAGATTTTTCAGGATCTTTTTGTCGCCAATGATTTCCTGTCGTTGCGTTGCTGATTATTTTTCCAACACCTTTATTTTTGGCTTCAATTGAAGAAAATCTACGATAGTCTTTTTCGTTCCATCGCAGCGGTTTGTTAGTTACAGGACAAAGTTCAACCGCATACTTATCATTGAGTATATGCCAAACCCTTTGTTTTGGTTTAGCATCCTTAGGTAAAAAGGAAGTTACTTCTACTATTTCCCTCCAAAGGTCGGGGTGAGTTTTAGATAGGTATCGAGTTACTGATTTATTATAACTTGTGTCATTGGATATAAGTTTTTCAAGTATGTGTTTCATACTTGTATTTATGCCTCATCCATAGACCCAAGTCAATTTAGCCTTGTATCCAGGTCAAGGGCGCGGAATAGTCCACATATCTCTTTAGTTCGTCAATGAGTGCTTCTTGTGCTTGTTTAGATTCAGCTTTCATAGCAGTGCCATTTAGCGAAGTACCGCCACCTGGACCTGCGATTGTAGCGAACTTTTCTCTAGCCTCTCCAATGATACCTTTAAGTATAGCCAATATCCAGTCTGTGATCCATACACCAGCACCAGGATCTTGTAATAAGACTTCTTCAGGGCGCTGAACGTCAGCCCAAATAAGAACACGTTCGCCTGTACCTTTTGGGTCTCTAACAATTCTAAGCACTTTTGTAACTGGGTCGAATGTGTAAACTACATATCCACCAAACATGCGAGCAGCTAATTCAACATATCCTGCATAAAAGTCATATGTTGCCATACCACCTGCAAAATTGTAATTCAACAGATAAGTGTTTAGAATAGCACTACTAAATGGGTCAAATGATGTAGAACTAGGACCTGTTTCCATACCCACTGTTCTTCTAAAAAGTGAACGCACATTGATGAATTCTTGTGGTAGCGTATATGTATCTATATTAGCTACGGTGGTCATTAGGGTGTATGACTCTGCTGTAGCATTTTGGGCGCGCTGACGATATACCTTAATAGCGTAATTGTATGCGGCTTCGTAATGCTCAGGGTCTAACTCTAAGTCGATAATACCATCACCTAACCTATAACGGCAGTTAGTAAATATTGCTTGTTTTAGTTCGTCTAGCGTTAGCCCAGTTGGGGTAGAAAGAGGATTCGCTGATTGTGAAATCGTCATGTTAGTTCCTGATTAAGATAAGAGTATTTATCAGGAACTTATTCAGTGGGAGGTTTACCCTTTAAGAATCTTAAAAAAGGTATATTGCTATCATCTAACGGTTGAGAGTTTTTGTATCCATTTCCGTGTCCACCGCCTGTTTCGCACACGGGACAAAGCCATTCTTGTTCCCTAACACGCGGAGGGTATAGCCTCATCCATACATTGCAATGATCACACACGGGAGGACCTAGTCCCATTATAGATCACCCTCTTTACGGTTCTCCGAATAATGAACATCAAACGATCCGCCGGGATAGCGTGACTCTAGCTTACGCACATTCTCGGCAATCACTTCGTTAGGGTCAAGGTTCAGTGCGCGACAAGCGTTGATCCAATACCACATCACATCCCCTAGCTCACGCTTCATATGAAAGACCGCTTCCTCAGTCAAGGGTTTGCCTTGAAAAAACACCTTCTTGGGCACTTCGATAAATTCGCCGGCCTCAGCAGCAAGTCCAAGACAAGCGGTTAATAGTAGGGGTACATTGATATCAGGACCATGTGTATGTGTTGTAACATCATAGTTATCATCTATCTTGTCTAGTCTTTTGATAAACATAGTTAGATCATTGCTAGCCTCGCTAGTTACAGCCTCTACAAATTCCGAGTATTTATTTAAATCAATATTTTGTGTCATCACAACTCCTTAAAAACAACGTAAGATAATCATTCCTGCATTGAACCTACCATTAGGCACAGTGCTAACTGCTTTCACAGTCTTAAAGTATTTTCTAGCTGCGGGCTTGCTGCCCATTACTTCTTTCAGTTGTTCCCCGGGCTTGCGTAGAGTTTTCATCTCACTCTGCACAGTATCGATGCCTAGAATCGTATTGCCTTTGACTGAAAAAGTCTTGCTAAGATCATCAGCAACATAGTGATGTAGCTTTCGTTTAGCAGTATCATAGACCCAAGCTTCACTAGCAGTTAGCAGTTTAGCGGGATGAATGCTAACTAGATCGATTTTGTTAGCAGGGTCCTTAAACTCTTTCAAATACTTGAGTTTAGCAACTTGCTTTTCAGGCGGGACAGCTTTACGCTTACGAGGCGCTTTAGTAGCTTTTTTGTTGCTGATATAGCTATTGATGTTGCCTAGCATTGCCTCAATAAACTTGATCGTATTCTTGACCTGAGTTTTAGTCAAATGACTGTATGCCTGAACTAGTTGAGCATCTGTGCCCGCTAACACTTCTTCATATTCTGCTAGCTTGCGTTTCCAAGCATCGACAACAATACTGATATGCTGGGGTAGCACATTGTATTTTGTAAGAAAGCCTACCGCATCGGCTGACGCATTTGCCTTGCTACCGGCTTGAATAAAGTCATCCATTGCGCCTTCAAGCTCGCCGCCTGCTTCGCGGGCCCGCTCGCGCATAATTTCTTGTACATTGGGGCGATTAGAAGTTGTTTCTTCTTTGACTTGCTTTTTTCCACTGATCCTAGACTCTACCACTGCCTGAGGCTTAGTCACAGTTTCGATGAGTCGAGTGACTTCGGCTTCGATTCGGGCACTTTCTTGTTCGGTGAGTTCAAGACCGCGCAGCGACATTCTAGCCAGCCAAGCATAAGTGCTTACAAAGGCACTGTCATCTACTTTGGCCATAGCTTTGGCTTCTTTTGTCTTGCCAGTCATGTCCAAAAACTGAATCATCAGTTCTTTAGCGTCTTTGCGGCCAAAGAACCTGCTGTACCATGAAAATGATTTAGTCAGTACGCCAAGTCTAACATCATCTTGGGGCTGTTCGGGAAAGTAAGGTTCGTTGCCCAAATACCCAGTATCAGTATCTTTTGGATTAAGCGCCTTAACTAGCGATTCAATATCTGTACGAACGCGAGTACGGGCAGTGGGTTTACGGGTAGCAGCTTGTCGAACCATTTGTAACTCCAAAATAGTAATTTTGAACAGCTATTATAGCATCATCTTTAATTTATGTCAACCTTTATTTAACATTGAGATTTTACGATAAATAAAAGATAAGAATTCACAACTATGCCAAAATTATCACTTTATAGACCAGTCAAGTCCAATGACTATCGTTTTTTAGATAAAACCGTTTATCAGCAATTTACTGTGGGTGGGACTGATTTATATATTCACAAGTATTTGGGCCCAACACCTCAAGGTCCTTCTAACGATTTTACTCAGCCTCAATACGATATACTTAGCCCTACTAATATACAAGATTTACTATTTTTAGAGAATAGAGATCGGACATATGAAAGTAGCATTATTAGATTGCGTGGACACTACAATGTACAGAACCTAGACTTTGATCTAAGTCAGTTTGGCTTATTTTTAAACAACGATATCATTTTCATTACTATCCACTATAACAACATGATTGATTTAGTGGGTAGAAAACTGATCGTAGGTGATGTACTAGAACTACCTCATCTGCTAGATTATAATCCACTAGACGAAACTATCCCTGTAGCCTTACGAAGATTTTATCAAATCACAGATGGTAATTTTGCTAGTGAAGGGTTTAGTCAAACTTGGTATCCACATTTATGGCGTATCAAATGCGAGCCACTAGTAAACAGTGAAGAATTTAGTCAGATATTAAATGAGCCTATTAATCAAGATAATTTTCTTGGACTATGGGACAAAGATAGAACATATCCTGAAGGGTATGTTATTACATATGGTGATAAGAACTATATTTCTAAACAACCAGTTCCACTTGGCGTTAATCCGCCTGATCCTGAATATTGGGAGCTTGATACGAATCGAAATCTTGCAGACATTATTTCTACTTACAACAAGAACATTGCAATTAATAATGCGGCTCTTGAAGAAGCTAGAAGATTATTACCACTTAGCGGGTATGACAATCAAAATCTGTATGTTGTCCCTACATATGGGGTAGGATCAGGTAAACTTGATCAACCTGCGCCACCTACTAATTTAGTTGTACCTTTTGGTGCACCTGCTGTGGGTAGAGTAGCAATGATTACTACACCTGGTTATACAAGACCCAGTCCAGTTATCAGAATATCCAAAGCAGCAGCAGCAAGTATTTGGGATATGACAGTAGACGCTGATATAACTTCTATTGCAAATTATTCTACCCTAACGCTAGAGTCGCTAGTATTACCAGCTACAGTAACAGAAACCGGGTCAGGTGCAGTATCAGGTACCGGTGTAGTTGCTATACGAAGTATGGGCATGATAACTGGTCCATATGGTACTGCGGACAATACTTATTCAACAGCAGACCAAGATCCAGAACTACCTGGATTTACTGACACCATTGAGCCTTGGATGGACTTTAGAGCAGACTGCGATCCTAGATTCCAATTCATTGCCAGATCAACACCAAGAAGCTTTGGTTATTCATATGGTTATTTAACTGGAACGCAAGAAGCGCCAAATGGCGTACCCACTGGGGTTGGTATATCTTTCCCTCAGAGTCCCAAGATTGGTGACTACTTCTTACGAATCGATTACTTACCCCAGATTCTGTATCGTTGGGACGGTGACTTATGGATTAGAATTTCTTCTAATGTTAGAACAGGCACTGGCTTCACTGAAGAAGATAAAGCACTACTATCTACCTTCATAAATAATAGCAATACATTTATGAGTACCACTGGGACTGTAATACCAGAAAAACAAAATCTGTCTACTATATTAACCATTGCCCCAGACAATCTTCCACCTAGACCTTAAGGGATACAAATTGGCACAATTTTTCTATGATCAACAAATCCGCAGATTCTTAATACAGTTTGCAAAACTGTTCTCCATGTGGCAAGTGACTAAGGGAAAAGACCCTGCTGGTAATCCAATATTGATGCGTATACCCATAATGTACGGGGACAGTAGCCGGCAAGCAGCAACAATTCTTGCTAATAATAGTGCTAGTAATCTACCCAGTGCCCCTCTACTAACTTATTATATCAGTGGACTAGAGTATGATCAACGTAGAACACAAGATCCAACCTTTGTAGACAAGATGAATGTTAGACAGCGTGCCTATAATAGTGAAACGCAAACATATGAACAAGTACAAGGACAAGCATTTAACGTAGAGCGTTTGATGCCGGTTCCATATACATTAAGAATCACGGTAGAGTTATGGACTACTAACATCAATCAAAATTAGAATTCGTAGAACAATTGGGTACACTGTTTAACCCCTCACTAGAGATACAAAGCACTGATAATTTTATTGATTGGACTTCTTTATCAGTAGTATATCAAGATGGAATAACTTGGACTTCGCGTAGTATACCACAAGGCACTGGTAATCCAATCGATGTTTTCAGTTGGAAGTTTTACATGCCTATATGGATTAGCACTCCTGCTAAACTTAAAAAGTTTGGTGTTATTGAAAAAATTATTGCATCTATTTTTAAAGGACATGCTCTTACCGATATCCAAGATGAAGATTTGTTATTGGGTACCCGTCAAAAAATAACACCATATGGTTACAATGTGCTGTTGGTTGGCAATACACTGCAATTATTGCCAGGTAATCAAAATTTTGATCCATCTAATTTAGATACTACACTACCAACTATGCCTGATACTGACTTATATTGGTCAGCACTGTTAAATGTATATGGTGTGATTAGACCAGGTATTAGTCAAATTTGGTTACAAAATCCTTACATGGATACTGAAATCGTAGGTACTTTCACACTTGATCCACTTGATGATAGATTGTT